AAAACTTTCTCTGCGGAATTGATGTATGTTTACTAGATAGTCTGCTATGGTGTCTTTGCCTGCTCCTATGAGTCCGCATACTCCAATGATCATCTGATTTCCTTTACGTTTAAGTGCCGTAACGTGGCCTGCAACATGTCAATCTGTCTACGGCAATCTTCCAGCGCATGGTGGCTAGTAGGCGGCTTGGGTAGTTCAGGCCACAGGCTGTAGATTGTTCTGGCATCACGCACATTGTAAAACTGCCAGGGCAAAGGCTTCCCGTAGCTCTTGTAGGCATGCTCTAGGATGTTCATGTCATAAGTGGGTCCATTGGCCCAGATAAACTTGTGTTGCCAGGCCAATTTATACAGGCTATCAAGTGCTTGATCAAGGTCTACACGACCTTCTTCCATGAATGCCTCGGCCTGTGCTTCTGGTTGAGTGGCCCACCAGTCTATGGTGTCTTGTTGTATGGTGCGATTGGCCTGGCTTTCCAAGGTGATACGAGCATAGTAGCAACGTTCATAATGCCCTGTGCCAAACGGATCAAAGCTCTGTGCGGCTATGGTCAGTATGGTGGCATCTGGTCCGGTACCCAGACCTTCTATGTCAATCATTAAAGAAGTACTCATGCTATGATTATAGCATGAATTTAGGATTAAATCTACTGAGTATTAACCGATTACAAAAGTGATGGGCTGACTGCCATCTATGTAGTTTTTGAGTTGCTCAATTTGAACATCCATCTGGGCCTGTGCTTCGCCCTTCATGGCTGTGCCGTTCAGTGTGCCACCACCTTGTGGACCGGCTATCTGTCCAAACTTTTCTCTGGCTTCGCCAATGATGTACTTGCAATTGGCCACCATGTAGTCACGTATCCATTGACTGATTTGGAAATCCTGTAGCAGATTCACTTCAGGTTTCAAATTGTAACACCAAAGCAGGACATTCTCTCCAGTGCCTTTGGGATCGCGGATCAGTTGCAGTTTCTTTGTGACCGGGTTCCAGGTGTAGTTCATATAGGCACCAAACATACGACCAGCCAGTTCCACATATTGACTGTAGAAATCATAGGTGGCAAGACCGCCGGCCACGTTGAAGTTCATCAAATACACGTTCATACTAGCCTGGCTGAATGGATCAAAATTTGACGCAAAGGGTCCTGTGCTATCACCAAAGGTCCTGCGGAAGATCTGACGCACTGTGATCACTTCCTGCGGTAAGGTATAGATGTTTACGTCTCTGACCAACTCCATAAAGGTATAGCTTTCTTCATAGGCATTTTGTGCCCGCTGGCGATAGGTTCCAATGGTTTTTTGATAGGCTGCTTCGTAGTGCTCGGCATCTAGTTCAATATCAACGATCTGACTGCCCAGTTGTAACTGGACATAATCAATCAGTGTTTGCTTGAGGGTTTGTAGTGTTGATTCTGTTTGTGCCATGGGAACTCCGTGTGGGTGTATTTATTGTTTTGTATCAAGACCAAGTGGCACCCTATCTACTACTAGTTGGTGATTTAACTGATTTTTTTGAACAGCAACTATTTTTTCTTGTGTGATGTCATGGTCACGTGGACAAAACTTGCATTGTGGTATAGGGTTATCTATCTCTGACAAAAACTTAACCCCACGATCATCAAATTCGTCAATGCCCAATGGGTGATAACTGTTGATCAACTCTCGGTCAGACTCTGTCAGGTCAAGTGTAAATTGTTGATCAAATTCTGGAAACAATGCCACTGGGCCACACTTGTAGAGTTTGCCGCGTATAAAATGATAATTTTTATACTGTGCAAAACAACAAACTTTATGAGCTTCAACTGGATCATTGTTGTACAATCCAAGTTGTCCATTGCTCAATCTATGAACCGCTGCATTGGTAAAATGATCTTGCAACCAAACGCCCACACTTACACCGTTTTGATCTCCGACAAAATAATCAGCGCCTGCGGTATTTTTATCTTGCCAATGTAGCTCGCCTTTTAAAAATGTTTTGACTTCGTTGAGATACCATTCTATCTCATTTGAATTGTGGACACTGATACCGACCCAATTTGTTTGTCCTGGAGCTGAACAATTTTGTATGGCTTCATAAAACCCAGGAGTCTTGTTTAATCGCGTACCATTGGTCAAGACCTGCACCCCTTTTTGAAAAACAGAATTTATTCCAGCGATCCATTCACATATGGAGGGATTCAACAAAGGTTCTCCGCCAAGTATTACTACTTGATCAATTTGAATTTTTTCTGACCAATTCTTGTAAGACTGTTCATATTCGCTCCATTTTTGCCAGCCTTTAAACGCATGGTCATTGAAACGATTACAACGCGAACAAGTCAAATTACATACATTGGTAATGTAGAATTCTGCTTTTGGAATTTTTATTTTTTCATTTGAATACACAAAACATATTTACCAGGCTTTGAGTATGATCAAATTCTCGTTGCCACGCCCGTTGTACTTGGTTTCCGTGGACTTGATGTCCTTGAACACTTTACGAGCCGCGGGTTTACCACCTGAGAGTAGCTCTTTGAGCTGTTCTGCTGGACGGCGTAGAGTTTTTTGTACAGTCTGTACTGTATCAAATCCCACAATGGCCGATCCTTTGACACTGACAGTGCCAATATGTGTGTCTGCCATCACATGGATCAGTTTGCGTTTTTTGGTATCATACAACCAAGCTTCGCCGGCATTGACCAGTTGTGCTGGTGTAACACTGGTCAGCTTGAGTTCAGCAAAGTCTCGGAGGTACTTGAATTTGGATGAAAGTTTTTCTGGGCTGACCGTTTTTTTGGCACGTGGTTTGCGTTCTACTTTTTTGATCTGCACGTAGTTACCGCAGTCAGCGATCACCTGTTCAATGAATTTGACGCACTGTTTGATTTGATTCTTGTTGAGATGACTGTAGCCTTCTACAAGATCAGCATCTTCACCGACCAGGACTTCTTCAAATTCTGCCAACTTGATCTTCCACACATCAGCGATGGTACCCACCATGTTGGGACTGATGTTCATGCCACGGATCTGTGCAATGGGTTTCCAGTCTGCACTCATCTTGGCTCCGGCCCGGATGAAATCATCAAACATGCCTTCTAGTTCGCCAGCACATTCTGTCACTTTCTCACGAAGGTGATCTTGTATAGTAAGTCGTGCTACAGCCACTTCGGTTTCGTTGATGACCTTTTTAACTTCTTGTTTGATTTTCAGCAGATTGGCAATCTGTTCGTCAATGATGCACTGTTCATGCTCGTTGAGTTGCAAGCCCATCAGGGTCATCCTACATACCCAGGCCGGTGTGAGTCGGATCTGGCTGTCTGGAATGCCACGCATGAGTTTGGCATCTTTGCTTCGGTGATTGATTTCCAGGTATTGGCACAGCATGTCTTTGGCATCTTTTTTGCCATAGTGATAGTTGTACCAGGCAAAGGCCTTGCTGAAAGCACTGATGCGATTCTCTTCCGTGGGTTGGAATTTCCAGTCTGGCTCGTGGCCAACATATTTGGTTTCGGCACCTTTGGGATTCAAAGGCTTGATCACAGTTGCGGCTCGTGCGTTCATGGGCTCTCCTAAGTGTAAAGTATTATTATAGCACCAGAGCCATTTTTGGTCAACCGTTTAGCAAGGCCGCGAATGTCAGGTGTTGCTCCAGATTGACGATCAGATCCGTGGCATTTTTCACCAATTCCTTGTAGCGTGCAGTTTCCTTGTGCAATCTACGGCATTCTACGCTTTCCATGTCTGCAGCCACCATGGCTCGATCTATGGTCTTGACCATTTTTAGCAGATCCTGGCGGGCAACTTTGTTTTTGATTGTGGCTATTTGGCGTTCTGCCCGATCCAATTGTTGATATAGGTCATCCATGCAAGTAATTATACTGGCTTTGTAGTTGTTGGTCAAATCAGCCCATAAATAGTACTATGCCACGCCTGAGTCTATACCGTCCCAATCGTACCAGCGATTATCAATACATTGATCGCAACATCAGTGAGATGTACACTGTGGGTGGCCTCGACATTTATGTACACAAATATCTGGGTCCAAAAACAGGCGATCCCGGCGATGCTGACATAACCATACCTGTACGTGAAACACAGAATCCCCTGTTTATCGAAGACCTGCTGTTGTTGGAAAACCGTGACCGAGCCTATGATCCCGACATCTATGTCATGCGTGGTGTGTACCGTGTGCAGGACATTGACTTTGATCTCACACAATTTGGTCTGTTCTTGAACAACGACACCCTGTTTATCACATTCCACTACAACAACATGATTGATACATTTGGTCGCAAGCTCATGAGTGGTGATGTGTTGGAGTTTCCCAACCTAAGAGATTACAATCCCTTAAATCCAGAAATACCCTTGCCTTTGCCCAGATACTACGTGATCCAGGATGCAGCATTTGCTCAAGAAGGATTCAGTCAAACCTGGTTGCCGCACTTGTGGCGTGTGAAAGCCACACCCTTGGTCAACGCACAAGAGTACCAGGACATAATGAAACAGCCGTTTGTGACCAATCAGATCTGGGATCCAGGCAATTTTTATCCCAATCTCAGTGTGGTCAACAACGGAGATCAATACTATCGTGCCAACGGCAATGTGCCAGTGGGCACTGCTATTGATGCTGCGAATCCTGCCACCGGTCAACCTTACTGGAACTTGATTGCTAATCCCAATACCGTGGGCGACAGTGCCAGCACTCGCAACAAAGATCTAGCATTGAATGATGCCATTTTGGCTCAGGCCGAGGTAGAGTTACCACTTAGTGGGTATGACATTACCAAATTTTATATTCTGCCAACTTTCCCAGATGGTGAGCCAGCATCAGACACAGGCATTACAACCAGTAGCAACGTTGTAAGTACCAGTGCTGAGGAACCTGGACTGGACTCAACTCCGCGGGGGCTTGGCTACACCATGGGCTACTTGTCCAACAGTGTAGATCCAGAAACTGGATATCTTATTCCACCCAACGGCCTGCCTGTGACTCCTGGCGTGACGTTTCCGCCTAACCCAGTAGTAGGTGATTACGCACTGCGGTTGGATTATTTCCCCAATCGCTTGTTTCGTTACGATGGTGTTAGATGGGTCAAAATTGAAGACGCTGTACGCACTGGACTGGATTTTGAGTCGGATGCCAAGACCCAGCGTGCCAGCTTTGTCAACAATACAGCCACAGTACAAACCACAGATCGAGGTGCCATACCCAGTCGGCAAAGTCTCAGTGAAATTCTTAAACCACAAGCCGACAACGGAGGATAAACATGCCAGCACTGACTCCTATATTTTTTTACGACGAACAGATACGCAGATTCCTATTGCAGTTTGCTAGGATTTTTTCAAACTTCCAAGTAGAGTACGGTCGCAACGAAGAAGGCACCGAGCATACCTTGATCCGGGTGCCAGTGCGGTATGGTGATGCTACTCGACAGGCCCAGACCATCTTGCAAGAAAATTCGGCGTCGGGCATGCCAGCCACACCCTTGATGACCTTTTATATTAGTGGACTTGACTATGATCGTCCCAGAATGCAAGAACCTTATTTTGTGAGCAAGATCAATGTGCGTCAACGAACCTACGACCAAGCCACCGACAGCTATGAAACCACACAAGGCAATGCATTTACCATTGAACGGCTCATGCCTGTGCCGTACAAGCTCACGCTGAAGTTGGACATCTGGACCAGCAACACCAATCAAAAAATGCAGATACTTGAACAGATGTTGGTGTTGTTCAATCCCAGCTTGGAAATCCAAAGCACAGACAACTACATAGACTGGACCAGCCTCAGTGTAGTAGAACTGGAAAGCACGCAGTGGACCACTCGACTCATACCACAGGGCACAGAAAACCCCATTGATGTTGCTACTTTGACATTTGCCTTGCCCATTTGGATTTCAAGTCCGGCCAAGGTCAAGAAACTGGGTGTGGTTGAACGCATTATTGCTCAAGTGTTTGACGCACAGGGAGATGCTTCAAATGCAGTGCTGGACAATGATTTGTTGTTGGGCACTCGTCAAGTGATAACCCCTTACAGTTATCAAGTGTTGTTGATTGGCAATAAATTACAGGCTTTGCGGCAACAACAGGTTGTAGAAAATGGCAGTTTGACTCTGCCGTTGACAGTGGGAGACACTGGTATTGTTGCTGTGCCCGCAGTGGATCCAGAAATCCAAACTTTGGACACAATCACTGCAGAACTAAATGAATTGTTAAATACCGCTGACCCAATTTTGCCCGAAAACATGCAAGATCAGGTGGAGCAGGCCATGCAGTATCTGGCCAATGTTCGTGCATTTATACAAGCTCAACTTGATGCAGAAAACAATCCTCCAGCGCCGCCAGCAGATCCAGCAGATCCACTGGAGGATATCAGCAACGCAGCTGATCCAGCCCTGGCTCCTCCTGTGAGCCCGCCCAGCAATCTCATGTGGAATGCTGTAGTTGGAATGTATGGAGTGCTAAGGCCTGGCATCAGCTATGTGCGATTAGAACAAGAAGACGGCAGTGAAGTCATAGGCACTGTGGCTTATGATCCCACAGACAATAGATTTTTGTTGTTTAACGTGGATGCAGATACCTTGCCAGCAAACACACTAGCACCAGTCAATGCTGTGATAAATCCCTTGGTCAATGGACCCGGTGATGGGATAGATTCAGCCTTGATTGGGCAACGTTATTTGTTCACCGAAGATACCGGTAGTGACTCAGGAACCACACCAACAGATTGGCAAGGTGAAAATGGTCAATCTTTGGTGGCTAAGGCCAATGACATAGTGGAGTTTGATGGTACTCGTTGGGTCGTGGCATTTGACAGCACCAGCAGTCCTGAAAACATACAGTATGTGACCAATATCACCACAGGCATCCAATACAAATGGATAGACAATACCTGGGTCAAAAGTTATCAAGGTTTATATCCAGGAGGCCAATGGAGCCTAGTTCTGTAAATGCAGTAGGTGTTTGGTTTTATGCTGTTGCCACTGGCAGATACCTGTATCTCATGCGCAATGATCCAAAACATCCGCATACCTGGGGATTGCCTGGCGGAAGGATCGAGCCCGGGGAAACATTGATCCAAGCTATCAAACGAGAGTGTTGCGAAGAGCTAGGATCAATGCCAGAATATCTGCGTCTGGTACCGTTGGAAAAGTTTACCACAAACGACCACGGATTTGCATACCATACATTTTTTTGCAGCGTGGCTTTGGAATTTATACCTGTGCTCAATCACGAGCACCAAGGGCATGCCTGGATTGATTCAGGCATCTGGCCAAAGCCCATGCATCCGGGCCTGTGGAGCACTGTGAACTTCGATGCTGTTCAGACCAAAATAGCCGTGGTAGAACAGCAAATCCAAGCAGTTTAGGTCTTGCCCACTACCACAGTGATTGTGCCAACTTCCTCAGAATTATAATCTTCAAGAGCTTTGCCTAACACACACCCTGGTTGATAATTTTTCAGATTTAAAACAGTGGCCACGCCAGGAATATCACTGGCCACCAGTAAATCACCTTTGCGTATGGTTCCACTCACTTGACAAGGCACACGACCAGTCAAGGCTATGGCCACCACATGCTCACCTTCCATGCCGGTGTTCATTTCATAAGCAGGTGCTGTAGAAACTGCGCCAGCCACTCGAGTCGAGTGTGAATGTTGACTTATAGTCACTTCGTTAACGCCACCAAACTCCATCACAGTGCCTGGATCGTAGGTCTGATCTGACAGATATCTTTCTGCCAAGTCAGCGTATCTGGCCGAGCTGGCTGTGCCAGCAAAAATTGCTGATGTCAATGTACCAGTGACTGGAACGTAAGTAAGTCCAATAGTAGCATTTCCTGCATTGTCATCAATATTTGGAGTTACTGCCACCCCCGCAACTGATAAAAACACAGGATAAAAGGTACTACCACTGGTAGACTGAGATGTGGCATTAATGGCTGTGTTAGGCCCTGTGGGTCCTTGTGGACCTTGTGGTCCAGTTGCGGCAACTAGCCCTGTGGCACCTGTTAACCCAGTTGCACCAGTGGCTCCTGGTCCAGTGCTACCCTCTGGTCCTTGTGGCCCTTGTGGCCCACGTGGGCCTTGTGGTCCTGTGGCACCTGTGGAACCCTCTGGTCCTTGTGGTCCAACAAATCCTTGTGGTCCTGTGGCACCCGTGGCACCCGTGGCTCCAATTGGGCCGCCTGATGGTCCTGTGGATCCAATTGGTCCTTGTGGTCCAAGTGGTCCTTGTGGTCCAGTAGCGCCTGTGGAGCCAATTGGGCCGCCCGATGGTCCTGTGGCCCCTGTGAATCCAGTGGATCCTTCTGGTCCTTGTGGTCCTTGGGGTCCTTGTGGTCCACGTGGTCCTTGGGGTCCAGTGAGTCCAAACGGACCTTGGGGTCCTTGTGGTCCCTGTGGTCCTGTGGCACCAGTGGCTCCTTGACCAGTTGATCCCACTACTCCAGTAGAACCAAGTGGTCCTTGTGGTCCCTGTGGTCCCTGTGGTCCTGTGGCACCAGT